CGTGGAGCGCTGGCGACGCGGGAGAAGGCGAACCGCACCCGGTTCCAACCGTGGGAAAAGTCCGGCCATGTGTTCGTGACTGATGGCGATGTAATTGATTACACCGCCATACACCGGCACATCGAGAACTTGGCAACCCGGTTCAACATCCGCGAGATAGCGGTGGACAAGTGGAACAGCGTGGCGCTGTCGAACCAGTTGCAGTCCGAAGGGCACACGGTGGTGGCATTCCCGCAGGGTTTCGCCTCGATGTCGCCAGCGAGCAAGGACTTCGAGGCGCTGGTGACATCCGGCAAAGTCCGCATCCGCAAAAACCCGCTGTATCGCTGGGCCTTCTCCAATGTGTCCATGGTTCAGGATCCAGCCGGAAATGTCCGGCCAGACAAGTCCCGCAGCGGCGACAAGGTCGACCCGGTGATCGCCAGTCTGATGGCGATTGCCAGGGCGCGGCACCATGAGGCATCCAGCCGGTCCGGGTACGAGTCGGGTGGCCTAATGGTCCTCTGAGTTCGCTTGGTTTTCCAGAATCGGAGTATGGCAGACAGTATCCTAAGCCGAATCCGCCAAACCGTTTCCAGCCTGTTCAGCGCCGGCCAGCGCGGTCGTCCGCTCATCTTGCACGATTACAACGCCATTGAGCGCGCCTGGAACGGCAGGCCAACCGCCAACGAATACTTGGGAATACCGTCCGTGCTGGCTGGCTTGCGCCTGATTTGCGAGACCGTCGCCGGCCTGCCGCTGCATTACTACCACCGTCAGCAGGATGGCGGAAGGAATCGCGCTGAGGATCAGGTTGCCGCCGATGCCTTCAAGTATTCAGAAGGCCGGAACGAGTTTGAATTGCGATCCAGCATGATGTTCCGCATGTTGGCCGAAGGCGTTGCCTATGCCAGGGTGTGGAAAAATCAGGCCAACGAAGCGTACAAGCTGCAAGAGATTCCCGGCGATTGCATCATCGAAAAGGTTGACGATATCACCGGATCAAAGGTTTACGGCATCAAGTCCGATCCCTACCAGAACGACGCGGAAACATGGATACCTGAGCGGGACATGTTTGTCCTGAAAGGTTCCTTCAATGGCAACAGCTTGCTGGAACTTTGCCAGGGATCGCTGGAATTGACCAAGGCCGCGCAGGAATACGGATCGACGCTGTACGCCAACGGCGCAAGGCCTTCCGGCGTGCTAACCCACCCAGGCAAATTGTCGGACGATGCGCGCCGTCGCCTGCGATCCGACTTTGAAAAGCTGCACACCGGTCTGGCCAACGCTGGAAGAATTGCGGTTTTGGAGGAAGGCCTGTCCTTCACACCGACCAGCACATCGCCGGAAGACGCGCAGGCGATCCAGACCCGCGAGTTTCAGGTGCGGGAAGTCTGCCGGATCTTTGGCATTCCGCCAGCCAAGATGGGATTGGCTGGCGGTGGTGAAAGCATCGAGGCGCAAAACATCCAGTTCCTGACCGATTGCATCCAACCGCATCTGGTTCGGTTCGAGCAGGAATGCAACAGGAAACTAGTCAGGGAATCCGACTGGGGATGGTACACCTGGTCCCACAGCGTGGAAGGATTGCTGCGCGCTGACATCCTGACCAGGTACAAGTCGTACTCCATCGGGCGCAACTGGGGATGGCTCAGTGTCAACCAGATCCGCAAACTTGAATCATGGGATCCGATTGCCGGCGGCGATGTGTTCCTCAGTCCGACCAACATGCAACCGCTCACCGACACGGCTCCCGGGGCGCGAGCGCCGGCAGCCGATCAAGCTGTCGATTCAGTGGATCAATACCTTGCCGAGCCGCAACCCGCGCAGGATCAGCCGGCACCTGTTGACCAGTCCAGCCAGCAGTCGGCGCAGGATATCGCCTCATTGGCGCTCAATGGAGCGCAGGTGACCGCCTTGGTTGATTTGGCGCTCAAGGTGACAGCCGGCCTTTTGCAGAAAGAGGCGGCCTTGGCGTTGGCTCAGGCCGCGTTTCCATCGATCCCGCAGGCGACACTCGACAAGATTTTCGGCAACATCATTCCGCTGTCACCGGCTCAGTTGGATGCCGGCCAACAAGCCGTGAGCCAGATGAATGGCTGAGTCCGCATGGGATGGCGTGCTGTTGATTCTGGGTGAGGCGAGGACACCGCGCCACCTACCGCCAGGTCCGCCATCCGCTCCGCCGATCCGGCTCAGTTTTGAGGACATGGTTTCCGACGATCCGGAAACGACCGAGACAGGACGCATTCGCAGGACATCCATTCGGGGGGAATTCCGATGCACACCGCCGGAATCGACATCGAGCGACGAGTAGGCAGCCTTGCCGCCGTCGAATCTGAAGGCAACAAGCTGCACGGCTACGCTGCCGTGTTCAACCAACCCAGCGAAAACCTTGGCGGTTTCCGGGAGTTCATCGCCTCTGGCGCTTTCAAGCGTTCGTTGGATTCCGGCGAGGATGTCCGCGCGCTGCTTGATCACGACACTCGACTGGTGATTGGCCGGCGGTCAGCCGGAACACTTCGCCTGCACGAGGACAGCAAAGGCTTGGCGGTGGAGATCGACCTGCCATCCACCAGCTACGCAAGGGATGCCGCCGAACTTATTCGTCGCGGCGATCTGTCGCAAATGTCGTTTGGTTTTACCATTCCGCAAGGTGGCGACGAATGGTTGCCACCGGAAGGCGACGAACCGTTGCGCCGGCGCATTATTCGCCAAGCAAACCTCATGGAAGTTTCCGTTGTGTCAATCCCAGCTTACCCCCAAACGGAGATCGGCCTGCGGGCTTTGTCGCGATGGTTGCAGACCAGGAACAAGAACATCTGCAAGGTGTTGGGTTTGCGCAGAGTGTGAGTTCGTTCGGTTTCTTAGTTTTGAGTTTATGACCCTATCCCAGGAGAATCGTATGTCTGACATCAACATTTCCAAAGCCGGCAGGCCTGAACTGCTGGAAGCGCGTTCGGCAAAGATGGCGGTTCTCGCCGGAATGCAGGAGCGGCAACTTACCCCCGAGGAGCAGGCCGCGTTTGACGGTCTGGTCGCACAGGTAAACGAGATCGATGCACGACTGCAAACCGTGGAGGCCGAGGTGATGGCTGATCCTGCTGTTGACGCTGGCGACGCTCCGATGGAGGACGCCGCTCGTTCCCTGCCGATCGCAGCCGAACTGCCGAAACCTCCCGCCGCCAGCGAGCCGGTCCGGGTGAATGTTCCGGTTCCCAACATTGTTCGCGACCTGAACGACAGACGGGCCACTCGCAACCGCGACCTGGCATTGCGCGGCTGGGCGCTCCAGCCGACCGGCCTTTGCTCGAACGAGCATGTCCGAGCCGCCAGCGAGATCGGTTTCAACCTGAACAACAAGGTTCTAAACCTGCGCCTGCTGGACAACCCCAAGAAGGAAACCCGCGCCCAGTCCGCTGGCACCGGAAGCGCTGGCGGTTACTTGGTGCCGACCGACCTGATCCGCAGCTTGGAGCAGGCACTGCTCTACACCTGCCCCATCAGGAATTTCGCTCAGGTGCTGCGCACCGCCAGCGGCAACCCAATCGACATCCCGACCGTCGATGACACCAGCAACAACGGCGAACTGGTCGCGGAAAACGCTGCCTACGCAACCCAGGATGTGACCTTCTCCAAGGTGACCTTGAATGCGTACAAGTTCACCAGCAAACTGGTGCTGGCTTCGCTGGAACTGCTTCAGGACTCGGCCATCGATGTGGCCACCATCTTGGGCAATCTGCTCGGTGAGCGCATCGGTCGTAGCCAGCTTGGCTACTTCACCACCGGCACCGGTTCCAGCCAACCGCAAGGCGCTGTTACTGGTTCAGCCGCCGGCGTGACCTCGGCCAGCGCGACCGCCATCGCTGTCGATGACTTGCTCGGACTGGTTCACAGCGTGGATCGGGCGTACCGAGATGCCGGCGCTTTCATGATGCACGACAGCGTCCTGCTGGCTGTTCGCAAATTGAAGGACTCCACCAATCAGCCGATCTTCACCCAGTCCTATATTGTTGGTGAACCAGATCGCCTGTTCGGCTACCCGGTTGTAATAAACAACTCGATGGCCAGCACTGTGGCGACCACCAACAAGACGGTCCTGTTTGGCGACTGGTCCAAGTTTGTGATCCGCGACGCTCTGGACATCCAGCTTGTCAGGTCCGACGAGCGGTACATGGAATACGGCCAGTCCGCATTCGTGGCGCTCGCTCGCAGCGACTCCAAGGTAACAATCTCCAGCGCTATCAAGCGCCTCACCCAGGCCTAATCCCTGGCGCGGGGACCGGCCTGTATCGACCGGTCCGGCGGGTTGCTCGCCGGACCGGTTTGTTCTTGGGGAGTTAAATCATGTCCGTAGAAGTTGTTCTGTTGGAGTCTTTCGCCAATACTGTTACCGCGTGGATGCCTGGGCAGCTTTTCCAATGTGTGGATCAAGCCGAGGCTGATCGACTGGTTGAGCGCGGTCTGGCGATCCCGGTGACCAGCACCGGAGTGAATCCGGCTCCTGAAACCGAGACCACCAGCACCGAGGAAGCGCCGAAGGCCAAGAAACGCAAGTGAGGTGGTGACCATGTTCCTGGAACGGATCACCGCGCCGGCCAGCGAGCCGGTATCGCTTGCCGAGGCAAAGGCGCACCTCCGGGTGGATCACAGCGACGATGACACGCTGATTTCCGCGCTGATATCCACGGCGCGGGATCATATCGAGCGCACCACCAGGTTGGCTCTCATCCGCCAGCAATGGCGCATGAGGCTGGAGGACTTCCCGGCGGACGGCGCTGACATCGAGATCTTGCGCCGTCCGCTGATCACGACATCCGGGACATATTCCCCGGTGGTGACCTACTACAACCCGGACGATGTCACCACCACATCGTGGGATCTCGATGACGAGGAGTTTCTGGCCTACAACGGCAACCCGCCAACCTTGGCCATTTGGGGAACCGCTGGCTGGCCGACGCTGGACTCGGAGCGCAAATACCCTGTCGAGGTCACTTTTTACGCCGGATTCGGCACCACGGGTGCTGATGTGCCTGGACCGATCAAGCAGGCAATGCTCCTGCTCATTGGCAACTGGTACATCCGCCGCGAGGCGGCCAGCCAGGAGGCTGGTTTGCCG